CTTATCATTGACAACCTAGCGGCATTGCTCCGTCAAGAGGAGTCTGGCATCGCAGATTTGGAGTTAGTGAACGAATTACGAACATACGTTATTGATGCAAAAGGGGCTTTTAATTCCCAACAGGGATGCTATGATGATCGGGTGATAGCTCTAGCTGTCGCATTGCATGGACTCGCATCTATGCCTCGTCGGAGGCACACCATAATCCAGAAACGATATAAAACAGTGGATGCTGTGGCGGGATATTGATGAGCGAGTTAGTGCAATTTTCAGATGAGCAGGATGAGCCTAGCGGGGAACAACCGCAAGAGCTGCAATCCCTTGGCTCTCGTCTCAAAGATAACTTCCAAGAATTCAAAGACGCTCGAAAGCAAACTGAAGACGAGTGGCTGAAAGACCTTCGCCAGTTTCAAGCAATCTATGAGCCTGATGTTTTAGCACGACTCGAAGAGTCTGGCGCGAGAAGCAAGGTGTTCGTTGGTCTTACCCGCACTAAAGTCATGGCGGCATACTCTCGAATCATCGACCTCCTGTTCCAGCATGGCGATGCGTACTTCGCAGTGCAAGCAACAGAGATACCGCAGCTCGATCCCCTCAAAGCAATGCAGATGAAAGAAATGGCTGCACAACAAATCGTGGCTTCTAGCGGAATCGATCCAATGCAAAACGAAGATTTAGTTGCTGCCAGAATGGAAGAGCTGAAGTCTGAGTTTGAAGAAGTAGAAAAAAAGATCGCGGATAAAGCCGCAGAAAAAATGACGCGAATCATCCTTGATCAATTGCAGGATGTGAACGCCGAGCAAAAATTAAAAGAATCAATCATGGAAGCCTGTATCTTTGGCAGCGGTGCAGTCAAAGCTGGCACAGTTAGGATTGATCGAAAGAAAAGTTATTCCAAACAAGTTAACCCGCAGACAGGGCAAGAGGGCTACGCCTTAGTTCAAATAGAACAACCGGCTCCTGAATTAGAAACGGTATCTATCTTCGATTTATACCCAGACCCTTACTGCACCAATCTTGAAGATTGTGATGGCTTGTTTCGTCGGCATGTTCTGACCAAAAGACAGTTCAGAGATTTAGCTGACTTGCCTGGATTTGATTCTGACCAAGTAAAATATATTTTGAAGCAAAACAAGAAAGGCAATCATGACGAAGAAAATCATGAGAGAACAAGGCGCACGATTGCGGGGATCAACGAGCATTCTGAATCGAATCGTTACGAAGTGCTGGAATACTGGGGTAACATCGATGGACACGAATTAGAAGAAAATGGGTTTGACCTACCGGAAGGAGCAGACCTATCTGATGACTATTCTGTCTGTGTCTGGATTTGCGGTGACAAAGTTCTGAAGATTATGTTGAATCCTGTAGCGGGATACAAAATTCCCTATATGATTTTTCCGTATGAAAACTCGCCGCATAGTTTCTGGGGTACTGGCGTACCTAAGATGATGCGTGATTCCCAAACAACCATGAACGCAGCTACCCGTATTTGGATTGATAACTTAGCGTTGTCGAGTGGTCCAATGGTTGAGGTGAATACGGACTTGCTTGCTGACGGTGAAGATCCAACCGAGATACATCCTTGGCGAGTCTTTTTAAGATCAGGAGGCGATGGCGCTTCTCCTGCTGTGAGATATTACCAGCCCGTTGCTAACGCGAATGGGCTGAATCAAATTGTGGAGTTGTTCAGAAGGTTTGCAGATGAGACAACCTCCCTGCCCTCTTACACCCACGGCGAACAAACTCGAAGCTTAAATAAAACGGCGACGGGTATCAGCATGTTGATGGGCGCAGCAAATGTTGCGTTGAAATCGACCATAAAGAATATTGATGACTTCTTGTTAGAACCGATGGTGGAAAGCTTATTCCATTTCAATATGGAGTTTGGGACTGACGAAGAAGCCAAGGGCGATTTAAAAATCGTTCCGAGAGGAAGTACCGCCCTCATTCAAAAGGAAGTGCAATCACAAAGACTGTTGCAATTTTTAAGTCTTGTGAGCAATCCGTTGGATGCGGCATTAGTAGACAGGGGTCAGCTCATTAGAGATATAGCCACTTCGATGGATATAGACCCAGACTCAATTTTAAAATCTGTGGAGCAATTACAAGCTGAACAACAAGCACAAGCAGTCGAAAATCAAGCCCTCGCAGGAGCAGTCCCAGGCGGTCCTATGGCTGATGAACCAGCCACAATGGGACCACCTCCAGCGCCTGTTATGTAACCGACTTGAAGATTCTCAGGAAAGGTTAGAGATGGCTGATAAAACGAATTTTAGATTCGAGCAAGGGCGACTCAATGAGTTGCGTTTCTTGCTGGAATTAGAAAATACAGCGAAAGCTGTTTTAGGAAAAACGCAGACCCGCGCCAACCGGACATCTAGCGTCACGACTATCCAATAGGACTCGTAAGGAAAAGTGAATGGCAAACAGAAATGACCCAGAGCGTTTAGAAAAAGAAGCAAAGCAAATGATGGAAGACTTGCAGAAGCAATCGAATGAATCCGAGGCATCGGCTACTCAGGAAGTTGAAGAAGAAGTTATCCAAGAAGCCCCCGAAGAGCAAGCGGATCAGGTGGAAGTTGCAGCGGAAGCTCCTAGTGAGGAAGAGGAAAGCGGCGAACAAAATTCCGAGCTAGACGAACTGCTATCAAGAGTAGATAAAGCAGAACGTGCTATGAAAGGCGCTCAGGCGAAAATGACAAAAAGTAATCAAGAAGCTTCAGAACTTCGAAACAGTAACGCAGAGCTTTTGAAGGTTGTTGAGAACTTAAAAGGTCAACTCTTAGAGAAGTCGCATGATGCATCAAAGATCAAGCAGCTTCGGGAAGACTATCCCGATTTTGCTCCACTCTTTGATCAGAATGAGGCGCTGAGAGCGGAGCTAGGACGAACTAACGAATCTTTGGAAACGGTTGAAAAGCAAAGGCAGCAACTGGCAGAGCAAAAGTTACAAGAGGTGCATTTCGCTAAAATAACGGAAGCGCATCCAGACGTAAACGAGATTACTCAAACGAGTGATTGGGCGCTTTGGCTAGAGGCACAAGATGCAAATATCCAGCGATGGGTTGAATCTGGAAGTGCTAACGATGTTAATTTTGTTTTAAGCAAATTCAAAGATGACTTGAAAATCCGACCTCCTACGCCGCGAGAGACTGCATTAGAGAAGGCTGAACAGGCGGCTTCGCCTAAGATGCCTAAAGCTCGAAGGCAGAAGGTTGGCGGAAAGAAAACTTGGACGGTTGATGACATCACAAAGATGCCGTTACATGAATTTGAGAAGAATAAAGATCAGATTCTAAAAGACATGTCCGAAGGAGCTATCCGCCGTTAATTAAATCTTTCGCATGAGGATTTTTTGAAATGGCATTTTCATTTTTTAGTACGGGTACTACAAGTGAAGTAAACTTCATACCTGAAATTTTTAGCAAGCTTTTGCAAGCTAAGTTCTATAGTCAATCGGTCTTACCGGCAATATCTAATACAGATTACGAAGGTGAGATCAGCGGTCAAGGCGACAAAGTGACCATTAGAACCGTTCCAGCCGTAACCATTAATGATTACGCAGGTTCGATAACCACCCAAGAACTTACGACTGCCAAAGTCGAATTGTTGATCGATAAAGCGAAATACTATTCGTTTAAAATTGACGATGTTCTTGCGGCTCAGGCTGATATCAACATGCTGGAATCGGCATCTAACGATGCGGCAGAGGGCATGAGAGTTGCGGTTGAAACTTCAGTATTAGCTTCAGTCGTTACTGGCGCAACTACAATTGGTTCTCAGACCACCATCAATCAGAATGGCTCTGATATTTTAGAGTCTATTTTGTCTATGGCTCAGTCTTTGGATACTTTGAACATTCCTGAAGAAGGACGATTCATCGTTCTTTCTCCTGAGTTCATCTCAATCCTGAAGAAGAGCGAATTGAGACAAGCGTATTTGACAGGTGATGCAGAGTCTCCTCTCAGAAACGGCAAGGTTGGTATGATCGACAGATTTACTGTTTACATGTCAAACATGCTTTATACGCCTGGATCAGGTACTGACTCTGGTTACACGCACGTTCTTGCTGGTCATCCGAAAGCAATTTCATTCGCGTCTCAGTTTACAAACACCGAGACAAACCGAATGGAAAGTACATTTGGTGATCAGGTTCGTGGTCTCAAAGTCTATGGCTCGAAGGTCGTTGTACCTGATGCCTTAGTCGTTGGGAAGTGGACGTAACTTTTATCCCCTTTGAGTAGCCCTTCGGGGCTACTCGTTCTTAAAGGAAATGAGTATGACTGAAAAAGATGAGTTGTATGACGAAGCAATGAATCAGTTTGGCGTAAAGCTAGACCGGCGTTTAAAGCTCAGTGAGCTGAAGGACCAGATGGAGAGGATGGCAAGGGACAAAGATAATCCGCCCCCAGCCGAAACTCCCAAGGTTCCGCTCGTAGTGAGAAACATCATGACGGGCAACGAGTTTCCATACACAGAAGCTTTTGCGGGGAACGCAGACTTAGAGGTGATCTCTTGGCAAGACGCTTCGGCGCTTGACGTTGTTGTAGAGGAAGAAGTTCCTGTACAAGAAGAAATAGCGGTTGAAGAGCCTGTCGAA